CAAAGTTATCAACGATAATCTCACGCATGGGTTACCCCCTGCATGCTGCCGACAAGACCACGCGCAATTGTGATAATTTCGCTGGTGGCCGTTCGTTCCAGCCAGAGTTGATTGATGTTGGCTTTCAGCTTGTTCTGCTGTGATTCATCCAGCATGTCAGCGCCATCAACCTGGTCGAATACAATTCCAACCTCCAACGGCCAGATACGGGACTCGGGAAGCGGACCCGCCACTGGTTTAGCTTTCTCACGGATGTGCATGCGGATGTGGCGAATATTGGACCAACTGGAAACATCCAGGCTTCCCATAGCTGCAATGAAATCAGCAATGTTCATGCCATATTCACCGGATGCTTCAAGGGCAACAGTGCGAATACGTTCCGACATATCCAGGCGCGCAGCAGCGTCATCGAATTGAATCGACAACAGCCACTCATCCACACCGAACAAAATGCTCTCACTAATAAGCAGCTTCGCTTTGTCGATCGTTAATGGTGATACCTGAGTGAATTCCGGTGCTTCGACAGAATCCGCCGCCCAGGTATGCCCAAACTTCGATTCACTGAATGTGTATTCTTCTTTATCGCCGAACGCAGCTCTAACACATGCCCACGCTTCGACACCGCTGATATCAAAAATATCTTTCTGGGTGAGTGGCAACTCTGTTTCTGGCTTACCNGCAGCTTCGCTTTGTCGATCGTTAATGGTGATACCTGAGTGAATTCCGGTGCTTCGACAGAATCCGCCGCCCAGGTATGCCCAAACTTCGATTCACTGAATGTGTATTCTTCTTTATCGCCGAACGCAGCTCTAACACATGCCCACGCTTCGACACCGCTGATATCAAAAATATCTTTCTGGGTGAGTGGCAACTCTGTTTCTGGCTTACCGGCTACTGTTGGTGTGGACGTTGCTGGTTGAGGTTTGCTGGTAGCAAATTGTGCCAAAGCCATAAACGCACGCCCTTTTGCCTCCAGTTCTGTACGGTTGATATAGCTGAACCGCTCGCCACGCCATGACTTATCGAATACAGCTATGGCACCGGCAAAAAACGCGCTGGTGGGTTTTTGTTTTTCGTCAGCAGGCACAAACCACACAGGCAGATCGAACCCAATACGACCACGAATAAACATGATGTGATCGGCATCTTCCGGCCACCATGTTTCACTTGTGGCAGACTTCACCAGGTAAATATAGCGACCACCTCTTTCACGCATGTCCATGGTGTGATTCATGATGTGTGTCATACCCGTGATCGCCTGCTTGTCGTGATACTGCGAGCGGCTATATGGAGGGTTGGCAAAAGCCGCGCCGCCCAGTTCATTCAGACGTTCAGACCAGTTCTGTGTCAGTGCATTATCTTCGGCGGTGTACCATGCCGGGCACTTCGCGTTGTCGTCGTCAGCAAACAAGTCCAGAACTAATGGACCAAATAGCGCGTTGATACCCCAAAAAAGCAGATCCGGTGTCCGCCACTGATCGCCAACCTCTTTCAGTTCGTGGGCTGGTTTGTTGCGCAGTGCCGCCAGAGCCTGGCAATATTTGTTTAACATCATCCTCTGAACCCCTCTGGAATCGTTGTTTCAACCGGACCAAAAGCCATCACATCGCGCTTTTTCGCGCCCCAGTCAGCACGTTTAGGCCGTCCCTTCTGCTCCCAGCGGGTAGCGCTTTGCAGATAGCTCTCGAATTTCTTCGGGCCAAACAGCGTTTCCGGTCGCATGTACTGGTACTGCTCGTCGTTCTCGTGCCAGTGCTCATGCTTCAGGTCGATAACAAGTTGCAGGTCTGCAACGCTGTATCCCTCACGCAGTCGGGCACGGATGTTCTCCAGGGATGTTTTTGATTTCTGATACCGGGATCCGCTGNCGCATGTACTGGTACTGCTCGTCGTTCTCGTGCCAGTGCTCATGCTTCAGGTCGATAACAAGTTGCAGGTCTGCAACGCTGTATCCCTCACGCAGTCGGGCACGGATGTTCTCCAGGGATGTTTTTGATTTCTGATACCGGGATCCGCTGATTTGGTTCAAATGGGTCAGAACCAAAATTGCCTGATCAGTAATCACGACTTCAGGGTCTGGTTGCGCCGCAACCGGACAAGAGGGTTTTGAAGTTACTTGTGGATCTTGTTTTGATTTTACTGACGGATCCCCGCCAGATTCTGACGGGTCAAAACCGCCATTTTTGCCAGATTTCGACGGGTCAGCTTTTGAGGCGTCAAAATTTGATGCGTCAGATTTTGACGTGTCAGAATCTGACAGTTGAGAAAATGCGGCAGCCTGAAGTTTCGCCACATTCAGGCGGTAAACGTTCGAAGCATTACGGTTACCATTACGGCGCTGTGTACGCGTGAGCCAGCCATCTTTTTCAAGCTTAGCGATTGCCGTTCTGATAGTGCTCGGCCCTGCGCCAAGCTGGCGAGCAATAGTTTCAATGGACGGCCAGCACACTCCCTCATCGCTGCTGAAATCAGCCAGTCGAGCCATGATCGCGACACTAGACAACTTCATGCCCGACGCCGCGCAACCATCCCAAACGTAGCCGGTTAATTTAGTGCTCATGATCGTCCGTTATCTCCCTGAACTTTTGCCTGAAATGCTCAAGTGGGCTGAAGCATTCGTGCGGGTAGCCATCACGCAGGTAGATAACGCGTTGTGTTTCTGGTTCCCAGCGGATAACACGGACAGACACTCCGCGGTGGTCTTTGAACCTTCGGTTAAGTTCGCGCACAGGCGTTTTGCCCTCCGGTTATAGACCCCCACAATTGAAACCGCCCTACTGTGGTTACACGGAACCCAGCGGTTTGATAATCTGCGTTCATACCGAAACAACGGAGTACCCGAAACCGGGATCATCCTGAGTTGCGGTAGACGGTTAAAAGCCGTTAAACTGCTCATGCGGATTATTTCTCCATACTCGAAGAGTTGTTCGCCAAGGCGCCCGGAGCTGCACACTCGCGGGCGTCACTCTTTTCTGGCGCGCAGAAAACACGGAATAGCAGCGTCAAATGCTCCTGCCACTTAGCCATTACCTGATAACTGTTCTCTTCAATCTGCTCACGTTCTGCCGGATCAATAACCCCGTCNTCATGCGGATTATTTCTCCATACTCGAAGAGTTGTTCGCCAAGGCGCCCGGAGCTGCACACTCGCGGGCGTCACTCTTTTCTGGCGCGCAGAAAACACGGAATAGCAGCGTCAAATGCTCCTGCCACTTAGCCATTACCTGATAACTGTTCTCTTCAATCTGCTCACGTTCTGCCGGATCAATAACCCCGTCGGCGGTTGCCTTACGCAGGTACTGCGAGTGTTTGCCAATCCATTCGATTGACTCCATCAGACGCTGGTTGATATCGCCGTTATCAAGATCATCTACTTCCACCAGCGGAACGAATACACCACCACTACGGCGGGCTATCGCATCGGTGACATACTTAGTACCGCTCGCATCCTGAAGCACCATCGCCCACTCAAGCGGGAAAATTTGATCACCTTCGTTACGTAGTCGGTTATAGAGTGCATCCGTTGAGAGTTTTCCAGCGCGGTACAGACCAAGCCATTCAGCTGCTTCGGCATACCCACCAGACATTTCGGCGATCGTTCTTTTGATTGCAGCCACCAGCCAAGCTGGTTGTCGCTCTACTTTCCAGTGTTGTTTATCCACGGTTGTCCCCTATTTTCTGTGGTTTTAATCACGCAGCCGAATGACTACGCTTTTCATAAAGGGATTGGTTAACTTTCAAATCACCTTTCGTCAGCGCCTGGATCTCAAATGCCCTCCCCTTTGGGATAACTTCATCCCAGCCCGATACAGATGCGTGGGAGATATTCAGCGCCTTGGCGGTTTTCCCTACGCCACCGAAGTAAGAGATAACGTCATTCTTTTTCATTTTTCCCTCTGGAGTTAGGTCATGCAGCGCATAGATAGTAGGATATCTTACATAAAATGGTCAAGCACTCCTACATTAGAAAATGGTAGGATTGCCTACATGAAAATGAATGATCGAATCCGAAGCAGACGAAAAGAGCTGAAGATGACGCAATCCGTCCTGGCAAAGCTTGTCGGGGTAAACCGCGTCACGATCACCGGCTGGGAATCTGGTGACTATAAACCTGGCGGTGAGAACCTTCAGGCGCTTGCGGCTGCTCTTGAAAAGACACCGCAGTGGTTGCTGGAGGGTAAGGATGACGGGAAACAACAACCGCCAACAATGAACCCAGAGCAGAGATTCGGAATTAGATCAGTTCCCGTTTTAACGTGGGTGCAAGCCGGGGAATGGACTGCCAATAGTGGTGCGATAACGGAACGAGACATTCAAGACTGGGTTTACACTTCAGCAGCTGTTTCAGAGAGCGCTTTTGCACTAATAGTCCGCGGTGACTCAATGACTAACCCAAATGGCGCACCAAGCATCCCGGAGGGCTCTCTCGTCGTCGTAGAACCTGACTTTGGAGATGCCAGCCAAGCAAATGGTAAAATTGTCATTGCTCAGCTAATGGGAAGTGACGAAGCCACTATAAAAAAATTCGTCATTGATGGTCCGCTTAAATACCTTGTACCTCTCAATCCCAACTACAGGATGCTCGAGGTAAACGGCAACTGCCGTTTGGTCGGATTAGTAAGACAAGTGATAATGGATTTATAAGGAAACCGGGTTATCCCGGTTTTTTTCCACCCCTCAATGTAAGTTATCCAACATTTCCTCTTGACCTTTCTTTGTAAGTTATCCTACATTAAATAAACAAACAGCGAACAGGCAGGACGCCCACGAAGTAGCCGCCGGTGGCATATGAATAACCGGATGATTCGCTAACACATAAAAATTGCAAAGGAGTTCACGGTGGACGCAAACGAACTGAAGCACATCATTGCTCTACTGCTGGAGGATGCTAAGCGAGTTCAACAGCTCGAGCCAAATTCCGGGACTGAATCGCGCATTCAGCTTGCGCAAAAAGCATTAAAAGAGG